CAATTGTTCAGGGTCAGCAGTTTCAATAAACGTTTTCAATTCTTCTCCTTTCAATTCTTTGAATTTTCCTTCTACCATAAAGGCAGGAATAACTGTTGCAATTGTTAAAACTTGACCTATAACAGTTTCGGCATTTTGCGACTTTGAGAAGTCTGCACTATAAACACAAATTGCACAGAATAAAAGGAATAAACCAATTATAACTCTGCTTAGTGTTTGTTTTCTTTTAGCAAAGCCAATCTTCATTTTGTTGGCATTGCTGTTGTTGTAATTTAACTCTTTCATTTTTTTTAAGTGTTTGTTTTTAGTTAATAATTAATTTTTTTAGTAATTCACGCTTTGCTTGAAGTGATTTCTCGGCTTCTGTTTTTTGAGTGGAATTTTCCGGCTCAATTTCTTTTGGTATTGTAATATCTAATGTTGGGGTTACATAGTTTGACCCTTTTAATACTGCTGAACCCTCAATAATTTTTGCCTCTGTCACTGCAAAGAAATAACCCTCTTCATCTGCTTTTTCTTTGTTGGCTACCATTGGGTAGTATTTATCCCAATTTGCCTTATCTTCTTGGTATCGTTTGTCGTTTACATTCATACATAAATAAATGTTCACATATCTCATACCAACTGAGTGTTCTTTAACCCAACCATTAATGTATTGGTTGAACATAAATTCGTTTCTGTCTTTGCTTATTTCAGCATCAAAAATCAATGCTTCTGTTTCGCCTTGAAGTTTATCGAATCCTAATTTCTCCCAAGTGTATTTTTTTGTATAGGGATTAATTGTGTCGCTAATTACTTTGTCAAAGTTCATTCTATGCTCTTGCAACAAATAGAAAGTTTTCATTTCGTTTAGCGATTTTTTCCAAATGCCAGGTATGTGACAGTCATCGTGTGAATCAATTATATTGGTAGTGTTAATTACCACCTTTGCAGTAATTGTTTCAACATCTTCAGGCAAAAAAACCTCTTTGTTTAATTCCTTTGTTGCACCGCCTTCTTTGTATTCAGTTGGCAAAGCATAAGCAACGCAATCAGCGTGTTTAACCATTGACTTTTTAGAATCAATAATCAATTGCTTATTTCTAAATAAGAAATCAAACTTTTCAGCTTGTGTTTTAAAGGCTGGTATCTTCATTATTTTTTAATTAATTTGCTTTCCAATTTAATTTGTTTTGCTTTATTTATTTTTTCAATTTGTTCTTTACTTAGATTCTTTTTCATTTTTTTTACAAAATTAATTATTATTTATTGAATTATTCAAATATTTATTAATTTGGTTGTTGTTGTTGTGGATTCTGCAAATTATTAATAGGTGTTGTATTGATAATTAATAAATCTGCATTGGGGTCAGTTGATTTAGGTTCACCCATTTTCGCCCTTACTTCATTGGCTGTGTAAATACCTTTGTCTTTAAAACTACTTAATATGTCAGCTTTTTCTTTTAAGTTTTCTTGCAAACATTCTACTTTACTGAAGTCTTGTCTCATTCTTACTTTTTGCAATGGAAAATGATTTCTGCAAATGAAATGTGTGTATGCTTCAGATACTTTGTCAGACAAAGGAATTATGCAATTTGTATACATTGCCTTTTCTGCTTCAAGTCTATTGTTGTATGTTTTGTTTTCTGGGTCATTAAATAAACTTGAATCTAATCCTAAGACATTGCATAGAGTTCTTGTTGTTACAACTCCCTTTTCCAATAGTTGCATATCTGCAGGACTTAATCCAATAGGAATGTAAGTTAAATCTTTATTGGTAACTAATACTTGACCAAACTTTTCCGCACCACCCATTCTGTTTCTCATTTCATCGTTTACAATGTCTGCCTCATCTGGTGTCATTGCATTGTTTGATTTGTCAGATACTAATCCACTTATTCCTTTGTTGCCTAAAATTGAAGCATCTGCAATCCATCTTTGATTACCAACTTCAACCACTCTACTTGCAACTTCAATTGGGCTTAATCCATAATCGTACCTTTGTAAATTTGGATTAAAAAATTTGATGTGTTCTATTTCGCTTTTCTTATAAATTCTTGAAGTAGAACCAAAACTAAATTGGAACTCTAACTCAGGAATAAAAAAACTTGAATTTCTATTTAATATGTTTATCGCTTGACTTGGCAAAATGTCCAATTCTTCGATTAATGTTGAATTTATTTGGTTGTTGCCAACTAAATAGCTATTGCCAGTAATCAAAAGATAGATTAATACTTGTTCCTCAATGTCATTCCAAGTGTAACCTTTGCTTATATTAGGCTCAGACATTAATTCATGTATGGTTGTATCTTCAATTACTTTCCAATTTCCGCTTGCTTGTTGTTTTTCTACAATCCATGGAATACTTTTAGATATATCAACAATCTTTTTTACAATTGCGTAAACATCAACATTCGTTAAATATCCTTCATTTACTTGAACATTGCTTGAGTTGTTCCAATTTAAAGGAATAAATCCACCCATTAATTGCCAAAGCAAGTTTCTATTTTGTGTTGTCAAAGGAATCCTTTGTCCATTTACTGTTTTGTTGATTGCGAAAACTGCTTTTTGTAATAAGTTCACACGATATAGATTAATTTTTTATGCAAATTTATAACTTTATTTTTAAATTTTACAATATTATCTTTTCATGCCTCCAATTGCTAATGTATTTGCAGGAGATAAATATTGAAATACATAGCGTGCTGGGTCAATTTGGTGGTTAAAATCGTCAATCGGCATTTGTGCTTTTCTATCGTGCCAAACATAATTTCTTAATTCTTTTATTAGATTGGTAGAGTTTTCATCAATAATCATTTCATAATCTTGCATTCCTTTGATGCCATTCCGAATTGAATCTGGGCCTTTTATTGCTGGAATAATGTTAAATCCTTTTGCTCTTATGTCGTTTATTGTTCTTGGGTCAGCGGAATCTGCAACAATTAAATCACGCTTATTGGTTACAGACAAATCAATTAATTCAATCAATTGAGCTGTTGAATTTCCTTTTTTGTAAAATATCTCTTGCAAATAAATTAGTTTTCTCTTTTTGTCTATTGCAACTTTTACCATCGAATCTGGGTCATTGCTAAATCCAAAATCCAAACCATAAACATAAGGCAATGATTGTTCAAATTTGCCAAGTTTCCAGTTTTGAAAGATTGAACCTTGTAGTGTTCCAATTTCACCATCAATGTAAACTCTGCACCAATTAGCCCAATATTCAGAAGTTTTAGCTTTTTCAATTTTAATCATTAATTCACTAAATATTTCTGGTGGTATTGCTTCATTGTCTTTGTATGTCAACAACAAAAACTCTGAATCTGGTTCTTTTAATGTTTCTGAATGCACCCAAAACTCATTATCTGGGTTGTAATCAATCCAAATCTCATTTGACCTTACCATTAAAGCATCTGCAATTTCAAAGTCTATATGATTTGCTTCATTTAAGAATAGTACATCACGCTTACCTGCTGCTTTTGCTTTTCCAACAGAATCAAAAGCAGTAAACTGAATTAATGCACTATTGCCAAATCTATATTCCATTGGGTTCGACCTCCAACCATCCTGTCTCCATCTACCTGTTTCTACCATTACATCAGAAAATATTCTTACAGCGCCATTTCTTACCGCTCTACAACAAAACTATTTTTTATCCTCAGGGAATAAAGGTTGTTCTATATTGGTTTGTTCTACTTTTTCAATTAAGTTATTTAATCGCTGTGTAATACTTGGATTGTATATTCCAGCCATGCCACCTTCTATTTGGTCTTTTCTCACCATTTTCTTGATACGTAAGCAGATAGTTACATAATCTGAATATCTATTATCAGTATTAGCAAAATAATGGCTTAAATCGCCTATAATTGCATTTTCAAAACAATAGCATTCAAATCCTTCAATAGTTAATGGCCGTTCTTTTTCTCGCAGTACGTCATTTCCATCTTTTCCAACATAATCTTGAACTTTTATTGGATTATCTTTAGTGTATTTTTTGTATGCTAAAAATATTTCCCAAAGTTTTTCAGGTGTTTCAATATTTTTTGTTCCTTTAGGTCTTGCCATGGTGCAAATATACAAATTATTTAATTGTCAAATCAGTTTCCCAAACTTTTAGAATTTCTTTAGCCTTTGCCCTGAATATTGCTATTTTGGAATTAGGAACTCTAATAAGTACGGGAGTTGTTGGCTCACCGTACTTAAATTTAGGGCCAGCGTTTAACCTGGTGCCGCCTCTTTGTTT